CACCGAGATCCGCTTCCAGGTATTTGAAGGAGATCGGGTAAGCCCGAACGCTTTCTTTGGCCTGGTAGGGGCCCTCGGATGGACTCAGCCGGAGTTGGCACTCCAGCTGTCGATGATCGGCCGCGCGCTCCCTTTCGGAAGCCCTGCGGTGATCGACGCGTCCCTCGCGACCCACAAAGAGGTGATGAGCACCCTTTCGGTGACCCCTCCCATGATTCTTGCGGCGGCACGGAAGTGGGCAGCTACCTGGGCCAAGACGCATCGTCTTGACTTCGGTACCTTCCACCCCGTGAACGTGCAAGAATCCTCCTGCCTCGAATTCACGAGGAAGGAGGGAGGATTTGCGAAGGGTGTTTCTCGCCTTCTTGTTGGGGCGCGTCTACCGCCCCCTCTTGGTCTCCCCTCGGAGATCAAGAGGGCGGAGTATGGACTCGCGTCGCGCTTGCGCGCGGCAGCGGCATACGACCCGGCTTCAACCTATCGACCCGTTATTGCAGGAATGCACTATCGGGACGGTAAGCCGCGCCAAGTCGATATGACGCACGGCGTCGTGGTCTCTCTTCCCGAGCGGGGCTTTAAAGCCCGTATCGTGTCGAGGCACCACTCTGCCCGGGTTTCCTTCCTTCACCAGTTTCGTAAGAACCTGGCGGAGGCTTTAAGGAGGGACGGACGCATCCGTGAGGTTGTGTCCGGCGACTCTAGGAAAGCCGTCGAGTCCATGTTCCGCGGAGCTAGGCCCGACGGGGTCCTTCTTTCCGCGGACCTGACTGCAGCTTCCGACAGACTCCCCCATGACCTCCTCACGGAGATCTGGATGGGCCTGTTGGAGCATGCGAAGCTACCGGCGGGGGTCTTCCCCATCGACGTGCTTCGCATGGCGATCGGTCCGTACGAGCTGAAGTACCCCGACGGATCTTCGGTCGTTATGCGCCAGGGAATCCTTATGGGACTCCCGACGACTTGGCCGATTCTTTGCCTGTGTCTGGCCTTTTGGTCGGACTTGAGCAAAGAAGCTCCGGATCGCGGTAGGATTAGTACAGCTTCTCTTTCTTTCCGCGAGTCGGAAAGGATCTGTGGTGATGACCTTATTGCCTGGTGGCGACCCGAGAGGGTCGCGCTGTTCGAAGACATCGCACGTCAGTGCGGTGCTAAGTTCAGCCCGGGCAAGCACCTCCTCTCGAGGAGGTGGGGCATCTTCACAGAGGACATCTTTGACGTTCGCCAGAACGTCAGAGTGCCCTGGTCAGGGCCGGAGGACGCAGCTCTCCGGACGAAAGTCCGGAAGCGCGCTTTTTCCTGGCATCAGGCGGCGCAGGCCTACGTCGAGAGGGAGCTTAATAAGCACCTCCCCGCGAAGTTCTGCCCCCGCCTTTTGCCCGGACCCGGCCCGATCACCCTTTCTGCCGATTTCGGCCGCTGGGCCCCAGTCATTCCACTCAGGTGGGCTGTCAGGATACCTCGCCGCATAGCGGGTAACCCTGTTCAGTCCTTACCTGACTGGTATTGCCTAGGCCCGGCGACCGAAGCGGTCGCCTCCTCCTGCAACGCTTGGAGGAAAGTGGATAATGTCCGTCGAGCGATGTTCCCCGGCTTTGGCCGGGAACTCGCCGCGATGGGCATACCCCCTTTCCTACCTCGCGCGTTGGGAGGAGGCGGTCTCGCGAC